CAAAACTTTTCTAAGGAGAATAAATCATGGCTACTCAATCAATTTATGAAACACTCGCAACACGAACGACCGAGACTTCCGTACCAGCAATGGGCAAGGATGAAAACGGAAAAACCATTTTAGTGGAACACACGTTACCACCAGCATTGTTTCCAAGCGATAAAATTTTTGAATCCCAAGAAGATTTAATCCAGTGGGCCGAGGAGAATGATTACACTTTTCCTCTCCTTCAGATGGGCATTCAATCCGGCCTCATCGACATCCGAGCCAAATTCAAAGCATGTAAAAAGGAAGATACCTGGACACCTGAATATGGTCAGGCCAATGTTGACAAGCACGAATGGTCAGTAGCCAAACGACCAAATCAGAATGGAAAGGCCAATCTTGACAAGGCTCGATTTGCTGATTGTCTCGCAATGATTGCAAAACTCACTGACGCCGGAATGGATTTTGAGACAATCAAAGATATGACAGTAGGCATATACGGTGAACAGGTAGTTGATGCCATTATTGCAACCTTGAGCTAGCAAGCAATCGCTGAATCACTCACCTTTACGGGGCAAGGGTTCATTCCTTTGCCCCCTTTCTCGTTGTTCACGTATGAACACCACAAATCAGCCTCACCATAAAACTTGCCTGCTCTGATAACTTGTAGAGCATCTCTAATTGTTTAAAGCACCGTCTTGATGTTCACGTAAAAAACACTAAATATTTGGTCATGTAAAAATGCAATGAAAACAGATAGTTATGTGCTGCCTAACACACTAATACCATGCTCCATTTTGTTAGGCGCTTCAAAAAGATGTGTGATTTCACAGGGTTATGGCAAAATCATTCATGTAAACGTGGTAACGCCCCTTACCCCTCCATTTAAAAATTTTTTTATTATAAAGAAGGGAGGGGGTGTTACCACGTTTACCTGTCATAATGTTCAATCATAGCCCTTCAAATCGGCCCTACAACACATTTTCACCCGTCACCCGTACAAACACCCACAACAACCATTTTCGTGCAACCACGGGCCGTACAGCGCCACCAACGTCACCACCAGCCATGCCACTATATAATACACACGGCAACCACGGCCACCAGGACAAAAATACGGCACAACGTATTTTTTCCTTTACACCAAACGACAAACGTGTTACGGTCAATCATAACAACACAACACCACGTAAACACTACCCTTTATTCACTCTACCAAAGGAACCTCATCCAATGCTAAACATTCCATACAATTCACAAACAACCCAATTTACCGATGGTGAAAATGAGCTTCGTATAATCCATTACTCAAGCGATCGTCATGCAACCATTCAACTAATCTCACCCATAGGAAATGGTCACGGTAAAATAGATTTCCCACTCATGCGCAAGCACACAAGCAACAACCAGCCATCAAAAGGATACCTCATCCTAAATAAGCAAATTCACCAAGTCACACTATCATCAGACAATCAAACAATCACCATTCATTGTTAACCAACCAAACTAATCAATCAACCTAACCACTCAAGGAGATAAGCCATGCAAGCAATCAGCGTAAACAACCAGTCATTAAACACTTATCTTGCCCAACAAGAATCAATTGCCATCCTGCAAGAATTCAATCAAGCAAGATATTGTCATGCCATTTATCATCCTTACAAATCAGCCATCCAGACAAGAAAACCTCGCCCAAGAAATCTAACCATCATCAAGAAACAACAAGTCTTTTTTTACTACCTTAGCATGTTACCAACCAAGATCAAAACTAAATACGACTCTCTATCAGCAACCTTACAAACAAACATTCAAACAGCCATTCAGCACAAATCAATAACAAGCACCAACGATTTCATAGCAACACTAATCAAACTAATCAAATCAGCCTAAAGGAGCTACCATCATGCTTTCATTAAAACTAACACTCATGCGCCGTGATAAGATCTCAGCCGAAGAAGCACAAGAACTAATTGACGATGCTCGAGAAGAATTACACGAACTTCTCGCACAAAATTTGTTCGATGAAGCAGAAAATATCTGTGAAACTCACTTTGGCCTCGAGCCAGATTTCTTAATCGAATTAATGTAAAGGAGCCAGCCATGCAAATATGTGAAAAATGTCATACCGAGTACGATAAAGAAAAAAAATCTCTTGTATCAATGCATCTAGCAAAAAATCACATGGAATTATCTCTACGCCATGAAAACATTTGCCTCTCATGCATCCAGGAAGAGCTCAAACAAGAGAAACAATCACAAAAAACCTCTCTAAATCAAGCAACCACCAACCTGAGACAAGCATACAAAGCATATCAGGAAGCATCACTTATTCACACAAAACTATTAAACAAGCACCATGCTCTCGATAGGCAAGAAGCTCACATTAATTTTTTCTCTAAGAAAGTCAGTACACCTGCAGCACCAAAGCAGCCAGGTAAAAAGAAAAAACAAAAATCAGGCAAATCAATATCAAAACAAACAGCATTAATAAACTCTCTGCTAAAACAGCTCTCACCTGAAAAACAGGCAGCACTTGCTGACATGATTAAAAACATGTAAACAACCAGCCAAGTTATAAACCAATCAAGTTACGTTCATTTATGAACACGCATTACAGGAATACAAAAATGGCAAATCCACAAATATCATTTAGACTGTCACCATATCAATTGGCCCGTGGTCTCAAAATAATCCGAGCACTCGAACCAAACTATCAACCATCAAGCGTTGCCCAAATTGTTAAACTAATATACATTGACTATATATCAAAAATGTCTTTGCAAAAAGACCTCCTAATAACTGAACAAGATCTAGATGAAATCCGCCATCTTCTCGAAATAAAATCATCCGCATTAACGTTTGATGATTTTCTCGACTTGCATGAAAAAGCTTTCACTCCAACAGAAACAACTTCAAAAGAAGAAACTTCGAAAACTCCACCAAAAGAGATATTACCTAACTTTAACAATCTAAAAGAGACAAAATCAATCATAAAATCAGTATCCGATTTTAGTCCACCAGAAGAATGGCTTGAATAATCAATCAAAGGAAAACATCATGAAAACCATTCCAGTATCATCCAGACTAACTGTTCATGAATTAGCAAAAGCCCGTGACGGATTAATCAAAAAAGGAATTGATCCATTACATTTAACAACAAAATCGCAAATCATCCGTCTTGCAATCTACGCAGCAATAATGAATTGTGATAATCCAAATCATGATCCCTCAGATGAATCTATCATGATAATTGGGGAATAACAAAATGAAAACAATAATTAGAATTACATTCTTTTTTTATCTTTGCACAATCTTTGGTATTGCCGGTTCATGGGATTATGACGATCAACAAACATCATGGAGCCAACCAAGATGAAAATCGAAACTTATCAAGAAACAATCCAAGACCCAGAAACGACAACTAGCAATCCTTTCAATAGTTCTTACAGTGAGGAAATAGAAACATATCAGCATTTCAAGAAATTAGATTACTGGACACTTGATGAGGGGTTAAAGTTATTAATCGCTCCGAATGAAATAGATCAAAAATCAGAAAGCATGTTTCCTTCACTGTTCGATATTGAATTTTTAACAGATAGGAAAAAATATCAAACAGTCACCAGGGCAATTAATAAGTCTTTGACAGTTGAAGGAGATTATAAAGAACGAAAATTAAAGTACAGAAACAGTGATATAAAAAAAACAGTATCAAACCACTGGTACTATTGCTACGCTTATCTTAAGGTCAAACCATTTGAATTCCTTGATTTCATAAAGAAAAAAACAGATTTTAAAATACCATCTAGGTTAGAATTCAGTAAAAACAATCCGTCATCTGGCGATTCGAAGTATTTTTGGTGCAGTGATTATTCCAAAGATGGGCTGACAAAATCGGTAAAAATTGAAAATGAAAAGATCGACACACCAAGAGAAACTGATAATAACGATAATGTCATTCAAATTAATTTCGACGATGATAAAGTGAAAGTGAGCGACGAACTAAAAATTGCATTACAAGCCTGGAAAGCTATTTACAAAACTGATGAAGGCTTGAATGAAAAATATGGCCACAAAAGAAATATTGAAAAATGGTTGGCTAAAACCTACCCCAAGTTATCAAAGTCAGCTGTCGAAAGAATTTGCACAGTCATAAATATTAACAAAAAAGGTTCTACCAGTCCAAAAAGGTAATTATGCCTTAATCAGCACCGAAATATATAATTATATATGGGAAAGTGCTCTTGCCTTTTGGGCCGAGAGAGCCAGCAAAGATCATAATTTCATTGAAGAAATATCAGAAGGATGTTTTAAATTCAATCTTGGAACATCTTATGGTATTCACAGTTATCAGCTAGTTTATCCAACATTTAAGGAGCAAAATAATGTATGATTTCAATAGCAAAACAACATATACTTTCAGAGGATTTTACATTCCACCAAGAATGATGTATAGCATAGAGCTTTATGTGAAGAATCACATTGCTCCTGGACAATTTCTGCAATCAGTAATAAAGAATGATCTATTTGGCGCTTGTGCACGTGCAGATGATGAAAACATCGAAAATTTACCAGCTTACGTTGGTTTCTTTGTCAATCATACACCAATAAGCTGTCATGGAAGTCAAGAAGCATTTGACGCTTGGATCAAACAATAAAATAGGAAGGATATTATGCATGTAGATTATTTTATAGATCGGATGTATGGACGTGAAAAATACGCAAGATGGATGCTTCATTACTTTAGACTACCATCAGCACTAAAAGCTGATTTCAGTAAATTTATGAAAAACCATAAACTCTTCTGCACACATAAGAATATCCGCATGAGATGCACAGGAGCAAGCAGACTAGGTTATATATGTCTTACTAGCGATCACGAACAGTCAAAAGGATATGAAATTTGCGTTGATCTATCTGATTGTACAAAATGGTCTGACAAACCATAAAACAAAAATTATAAAAAAGGTACATTATGATTAAATACAAAGGTAAAACTCTAACAGATGAGCAAGAATCGCACATCACAACCATCTTAAATGGTGACGATTATGCAATTCAGGCCCCTCCAGGATCAGGCAAAACATTCCTACTATTAGCCTTAGCTCGCAAAATGAAGGGGCATGGCTTGAGTATCAGTTTTAACAAATTGCTTGCACTTGAGGCTGAGCGAAAATTCTCTAAATCAACACAATGCAAAACTGGTCATTCACTCGCTTATGGTGCGGTTGGTTATAAATACAAAAAACGTCTCAAAAAGTTAACAGGACAGCATCTTGCTGATACACAAGATATTGGCCCGTGGGATATTTATAATAGCCCAGCGAATAAAGGTTATTTGATTCTCAATACTATTCGTAAATACTGTTATTCTGCTGATAGAGTATTTAAGAAAAAGCATCTGCCACAACTTCCTATGATTGATGATAGCAAGCTTGAGAAAATGCAAATAGATTTGCTAGAGCAATCACAGGAAATCTTTGACAAAATGGCAGATCAATCAGCTGATCTTAGCATCACTCATGATGTTTATCTTAAACTATGGGCGTTAAGCAAACCAATCATATATAAAGATTATATTTTCTTTGATGAATATCAAGATAGCAATCCGGTTATTGCACAAGTTATCAAAGCACAAAAATGTCAAAAAATATTTGTCGGCGATCAATTTCAACAAATATATGCTTGGCGTGGAGCAGTAAATGCTTTACAAGATGAATCATTGACAAAATTATACATTACGCAAAGTTTTCGTTTCGGTGATGCTATTGCGCAACTATCAAATCAGATTATTCAATCGTATTATCCTCACGATTTTCAATATAAACCTTTTAAGGGTAATCCAACAGTAGAATCAACAGTAACGTATAGTCCACTCGGTAAGCCTGATTGCATTATTTGTCGCACAAACAAAGGTGTTATTGCAGAAACAATTGGCCAACTTGATGCTAATCATACTGTGCATATTCTTGGTGGTACACAGCCATTAGGCTATCTGATTAACTCAATTGAACAGTTAAAAATTAAGGGTTTTACTAATCACCCTGATTTATTTCTCTTTAATAATTTCACGGAGCTTAAAGATTATGCTAATTCGCCAATGGGAGGTGATTTAAAACCAGTTCTCAAGCTAATAGAATCTTATGGTAGAGAAAGATTGTTAGGTATTTTAAATAGCACTAAACAAAATGCTACAGATGCAGAAATAACAATAACAACTGCACATAAAAGTAAAGGTCTTGAGTGGTCAAGTGTGCGCCTGGCAAATGATTTCAAAATACCTACATTGGAAGGATTGCCTACAGAGGAAGATACTAACATCCTCTATGTTGCTGCCAGTCGAGCCTTGCATACCCTTGATTTAAGTCAATGTCAAGCAGCAAGTCATGCCTCATTTGATCTTGCTAAAAGATTACAGTATGAAAAGTATCAAGTAGAACAAGCAACTAATCAAGTTAAAGATAAGCCTATCGCAGAACTTAAATCTGATGTGCCATTTTAAAAGGAGTTTGAATAATGCCTCCAATTCACAATAAAGAGAAAGCAATTAAAATATGTGAGATGATTGCACAAGATATGGCTAATGATGCTCGTAAGTTTGAGGGATTTGATGGCAAAACAGTAGCTGAATATTTTGGTAATCAAGGTGCTGCTATTGCAACATTAGCACATATTATCAAGGCGCAGGTGCTTAAATAGATGTTCATAAAAGCGTTTACAAGAAAAAACGCAAAAAGGACAAAAAAAGAAACGAAGGCGCAAAAAAACGAAAAAAGCTATTGACAACCCCGTCATGGTGTGGTAAAATAGCTTACATAGCCGGAAATTCCGGTGCAAACTTGTCGGGCATTTTCGCCCATTTATTAATCCTTATTATAGGAGCGTTAAATTATGAGTATGATTAAAGTGGTATCAAATGCAAAAGGTCGTGATATTACCGTTCAAGAGCCAGCAGTTCTTGGAATTACTGATCTTGCTGTTATGGCAGAGACTCTTGGCGAAGATCTGGTAGTAAATATGGTTAAGAACCAGCTCAAAGTTTCCTTTCGTGCTGTGATTCGCCGCAAGCTCGAGGAAGTTGATGATAATGAGGAATTTGTCAATACTGACGATGCTCTTCTTGCTGAAGATTTCTCTGACTGGAAACCAACCCTGCGTATTACAAAAACTGCGGAAGAGAAAGCTCTCGAAGCTCTTGGAAATCTGCCTCCAGAAGTACGTGAAGCAGTTCTTGCGAATTTCAACAACGCATAACCGGTGTAACAAAGTTATTTGCATGTAAATAAAAATCAAGAGAAGTGCTTGAGTTTGTAATTACTTTGGAATTACTCCCCCCCTGATGCTTCTCTTGATTTTTTATCTTAAATTCTCAATCATAAAGGATTTTTATGAATTATCGAGAAAAAATAGATTATTCAAGTCTCAGTACTTACATGGATTGCCCTCGTAAGTTTTTATTCCAATATGTAATGCACCTTAGAGGCCAGGGTAAAAGTATCCATCTAGTTTTTGGATCTTGCTGGCACTATGGTCTTGAAAAAGCCTACCTAGAAATACAATCCCAACAACAAAGTAAAGGTTCAAGTGATTTGTCTGTGATGGACTTAACTATCATATCTGTTAAAGCTTTTAATGCTTTATGGGAACTTGATGGTGCGCCTCATTGGAAAGATGAAGATATGATTTTTCCTAAATCACCTGGACATGCCGCTAATATGTATAAAGTGTATTGGGAAAGACATCTTACAATAGATACAGATCATGAGCGAAAAGTTGTTGCTGTTGAAGCACCTTTTGCAATTGATTTAAGTAGTTATAGAGATGATTTTCCAAATTATATTGGTCGAATCGATTTAATTCTTTCTGCACCAAACAATGGAATTGAGATTATTGACCATAAGACTGCGAAAGCAGTATATAAAGTATCACCACAAATTTTCGAGTCAAGTTTTCAGACTGATGGTTACTTGACTGCTGGCAGGTTATTTTATGATACTACTCCGTCAATCACTTACCGAATAGCACTTTGCCAAAAAAATGCAATTGATTTTCATCCTTTAACAGTTAATAAACGTGCTGCGTCTATTGACCATTTTCTTGTTAATTTGACTCAATATATTGACGCAATTCTTACCGACCTTGATTGGCTTGAAAAAGATCGTGAAAACTGTACAAGTCGAACTGATATTTTACAATCGTTTCATCGCTGTCCAGGAAATGCTTGTACAAGTTTCTTTACTCAATGTCCTTATTATGACTTATGTAAATTGCGTAATAATCCTCTTGCTTGGTTTGATAAAGCACCGCAAGGATACAAGCACGAAGAATGGGACCCAGATTTACATGAGCAAAACATTAAAAATCGTTTAGCAGAAGCTACGGAGGTGTAAAGATGTTTTCTATAAGTAATGTAGAACTTGAAAAATGTCCTCCTATAAAAGAAACTATTTCCTGTCCACATTGTAATGATATTCATATTATTAAGTATGGAGAAACGATCTTAAAAGATGGAAGCAAAAGAAAATCAGATTTAGCTTATTATAAGTGTAGAAATACACTATATTTAGCTGGAATAGCTGGAAAATCTATCATTTAAAGAAGTTTTAAATAGATACAAATAAATAGACTAGAAAAATTCTACTCTAAGGAGCAAAAATATGATTTCATTAATTAAATTCGAAAAGGAATTAATTATTCCTAAAAAAGAGGCTGAAAGTCTTGATTTAAAATATGTGGAAACGGCAAGAATAGGTATTCGTGATAACGAAATAAAACGATTAGCATCTTATGAATATTTTAAAGATGAGTGCATTGAACAGGATGGTAAGTATTATCGAAATCAAGCTGATCTTGCCAAAGGTATTATAAAAGAATTTTATTATCTTTTTGATCGATATGAATCGGAAAATGACTATGTATGTGTTGAGAAAGAAGGACATCTTGTCAATTTTACAATCTTTGCTCCAAAATGCAAATATCCATTTAGCATCATTGAGTCAGTTGCTTCTCAACCAATACTTGAAAACATTGAAAGTATTATGCAGCATCTTGAAAATAAATCAACAATGCTTGAACAACTCGTCGAAAATGTCACACGCAATACCTTTAATAAGAAAACAAATGTGCATGTTGGCGGAGGATTAATAACTACTTATAATGATCTGATGCTTAAAGAAAATGTTTGTACTGATGTATTACAAACTGAACTTAATAATGGTTGGCGAATCATTGCTGTTTGTGTTCAACCAGATCAACGTCGCCCTGATTACATTCTTGGTCGATATAATCCAACTCTCGAAGTTGCTGCAAAACAAGATGCAGGGAGATAAGAAATGCAAACAACTAATAAAATAGTTAAAGCATCCATACCAGCTTTTAATAAGGTTCCACTCAAGCAACGTACAAAGAAATTCAATTTAAAATTTCTTCTTACTGGTAATTCTGGTTCTGGCAAAACTCATTTTACAGCAACGTATGACAATGGCCCGATTCATTATTATATGTTTGATAGAGGAGGTGAAAAAACAGTAGAAAAAATTACTGCAAAACGGTCTGATATTACTTTAGATAATTTTTCATCGTCTGATATATTGTTCTCTGATTTTTGGAAGCAATTTCAGGAAGATGAAAAGAGTGGTTTCTTTGATCATCTTGCGGAAACGTCTGGTTTGCTTGTGCTTGACTCATTAACCAATGCAAATCAAAAAGCAATTACAGAAATTGCAAAAAAAGCAAATGTTGTACCTTCAGGTATTGGACAGAAAATTGATATGAAAAAAGGTATGGCTCCTCCTCATTGGGGCCAACTGTTAAACTGGATGACTACCCTTGTCAGTGCACTACAAGAACTTCCTTGCGCAGTTGCAGTGACAGTGCATTTACATACTTTGATGAATTCAGATCAAGAAGTAGTCGCCCGATATCCTGCTGTTAATGGCCAGTTCAGACAGCTTCTCGCATGTGATTTTGATGAGGCTTATCTGCTGACAACCCAAGGCAGTAAACGTACAATTTATTTTACAGAAAAGCTGGCGTTTGAAGCTAAATCACGAGTGTTTGATATGCCAAAAGTACAAGACATTACCATGACCCAGCTTGCAAATGCTTATCTTGCAGGCAAAACAGTTATTACATAGAGGAGGTATCACAATGGCTCGTGTGGCAAGATTAATAATTTATGATGCTGACGATCTTTCTTTAACAAAACAATTAGCCAACTCAATGTCTGAAGGTATACATGACAAAGGTAATGTACGTATTATGATTATCAATCTTGCATCAAATCCATTATTAAACGGTGTTGTGCAAGAATTAACTCAGAAATATGATTTCATTGAGTAAGTAAAATTTATATGGAAATTTATCAATCATTATATCTTATAATGGCATGTATTTGTTTTGTGATAATATTAATTATCATTAAACAATTATGATTTTATTTTTCACTGAACAAGTTCGCCAATGAGCTTGTTTTATTAATCAAATCCTTAATAGGAGAATTATTATGAGTATGATTCCAAGTTTGTCCGAAATCCCTGATCTTGCCCCCGTTGAAGCTGGCGAGTATGATCTGCGAATTACTAAAGTCAAAGAGACAAAATCAAAACGTACAGGCAGATATGGTTGTATGATGATGATTGAAATCGAAGGTGAAGATAATGCAGATACAATTTTTCACACTCTTTGGTATGGTAATTACAAAGATTATCAAGCAGATGATGAAGAAAAGAACAATATGATGTGGCGTATGGTTAAAGACTTTGTCAGCGCCATTGGTCTTGATCCAGAAGAAGAAACCGACGAAAGCGATCTTGTTGGTGTTGAGTTTACTGCCGATGTAGGTTACAATGATGGAATGGATACTGATGATGATGGTAATACAATCAAAGTAGGTCAACCACGAAATGAGATTTTACGTGTTGTATAGTTAAGAAAAAATAAACATAACGCTTGATAGCCCACCTTGGATTAAATTCCTTGTGTGGGCTTTCTAGATAGGAGCAGATGGGGATCTGTGACCGATGGTAACGAAATGGCTTGGTCGCTTTACCTCGTTACCGCCACCTTTCTAGGGCATGTGGTTAAACTGCCCTTATCTTTAAAACTTGCCGTTCAAATATGAACAAACATTTTTAATTTTTCCCAAGGAGCAAATATGAATCAGCGTGAATTCAAAAAACTTGTGAAAGAACGTCAAAAACATACTGATGCAACACTCGTTGTCAAAGGTGCTGAGTATGAACGTAACAATGATCGTTTGCATAATTTTTATCGAGCAGCTGCTATGAATGAACGAACAGCCTCACAAGAATTGTGGAGCATGCTTACGAAGCATTTAATATCAATTAAAGATATGGTTGATGATACTGCAAAAGATATCTATCCTTCAAAAGAACAAATCAATGAAAAGATTGGAGACGCTCAAAATTACTTTCATTTACTTGAGGGACTTTTCGTGGAGGCAAAAGTAAATGAAAATTCGTGAGAAAGAAAATCATGATATGATTGGATTTGCTACTGATTTTAATCCAATGATACTTGACGAAATTTATGTTCATTTCCCTGATCATTTTCATTTCGGTCATGAGAAAATGGATAAATATGAATATTATATTGAATCAATTGGTGAATGGGTAGACGAGAAAAGAGCCTTTGGAAAGGAAAAACTCACCATTGTAAATAAATATAATACTTCTTTTCTAGAGCCGAAAACAGAAGAAGATAGAAAGCGTGGCTATGAGTTGTAATTATAAAACTTAAGGATTATTCTTATGAAAACAAAACGTAAAATGACCGATCAACAGCAAAGGGCATTACAAAGAAATTGGCACAAAGGAATGATCACATCATCTATAAAACATTTTAATGATATGAAAGGATCTGACAGACTTACATTAAAAGAAAAAATGGCTATACTTCGATGTAAAACAACTCTTGAAGATTTACTCTCTAATTGGAAGCCAACGATATGAATCAGCAAGAACTTGAGCAACAAATAAAAGAAGCTAATATAGCTTATTCCGCGGGAATACCATTCATTACTGATGCTGAATATGATTTATTATGGCAACAGCTTTTTTCAATTGATCCTGATAATGATTTACTTTATCATACTGCTCAAGATCGTACAGCCTTAACAGGCTTATCATGGCACAAACAACAAATTTTTGGCACGCAAAAAGCGTTTAACATGACTGATCTTAAACCATTCCTGACAAGGTTTGGTGACCAAGAATTGTTTATTGAGCCTAAGTATGATGGTTGTGCTGCAGTAATAACTCATACGAAAAAAGGTATTGCGATAACTTTAGAAGGTGATGGGCGATGTGGTAAAGATGTATCTCACATGATGCCATACATTAGAATACCTTTTACTTTACGTAATTTTCAAGCAGTAGAAATAGTTTTGCCTGTTGATGAATGGAATCCCGAATTTGGCAAAAATCCTCGAAATGTCGTGGCAGGATGGCTAGCCCGAAAATATGATGCACCAGGATCAATGATGACAGCTGTTCCTCACAATTTTGGCGATCTTCGTGAGAGTTATTTTTATAATGGCGATGTTGATGCAATGAGTGAAATGCTTCTTAAGCTACATACTGAATGGTCAGCAATTTATCCAATTGATGGATTAATGATCAAAGTAGCCGATGAAAAAATGCGCTTAGTTGCTGGTAATAATGGAACTACAAATGCTTGGTCAATCGCATGGAAGCCACCGATTCAAGTCAAAGAAACAACCGTGATAAATATTGAATGGAATGTTTCAAGACTTGGCCGAGTTATTCCTACTGTTATTTATGAACCAATTGACCTATGTGGTACAATAAACTCACGAGTGACTGGAAATAATGCTAGATGGATCAACGAGCATAATATACATATAGATGCTAAAATTACTGTAGGCAAAGCTGGTGAGATTATTCCCAAGATCATTAAGGTAAAACCGGCAACACCATATAATCAACCATTGCTTATTGACGTATGTCCAACTTGTGGTGAGCCTTTATATGTTGAAGGTGTTCACTTGATATGTAATGGTGAAGAATGTATCGCTAAAAAGATTGTTTCAATTGCTTACTTTTATTCTGCTAAAGGTATCAAGATTGATGGTATTGGAGAACAAACCATTGAGAAACTTTTAAATAATCGTAAATGCTATGACGTTCTTTCAAAGAAGCCTTGGGCACTGCTTGATTGTTTGTCTTATGATATAATTGATGAAGTGCTCGACACGCTGGGTACAGTTATTGTAACAAATCTTTTAACACAAATTGCTCAAGTAAATAATACTAAGCATATGGCACACTTTATTGCAGGTTTAGGTTTGCCATCAGTTGCTTATAAGACTGCTTTACGATTGTGCCAATTTATTAGTACAGGTGTTTTGAGTATTCATATACATCAAAAAGCAAAGATGAGTTTTTCTCAAGGTGCGCTGATGTTTTCTGATGCTCAAAAAGAAATGAAAAACTTTTCTTTTACAAAACTTCCAAGTACTGCTAAAGCGATTTATTGTGTCACCGGAGCATTGTCCAGATCACGAGATGAAATGGTTGAATGGTTATCTTTACAAGGATATGAGTTTTCTACTGGAGTAACAAGAGAGACTAATTATCTTATTGTAGGTGATGATCCAGGAAAAACAAAAATTGCAAAAGCAGAGAGATATAACATACCACAGATAACAGAAGCACAACTATTAAATTTATTAAAGGAGAATTAAAATGAGTACAGCAGGAGAAAGTAAACTTACCGCAAGAATTGATCCAGAATTATATAATCAAATCAAAGATCATTTTCATCATGGACAGCAAACACAATTTTTTCGACAAGTTTTTGAGTCGCTTCATAGCTTATTGAAAGAAAATCGCTTTGATGAAGTTACTGATTATCTCTACAAAGGATCAGAGCTGAGACTTCCTGGAAAGAAGGATTAATTGTCAGGAGAATAATTATGGCTTTAATGGACAGAATATATATTAAAGATTTTCTGCAAAAGTCTTATCCAGACCAATTAACTTTGATTGAAACAGTTAGAACAATAAGAAGTTCTGCTCTAAATGCTGCTAAAGTTAGTTCTAAAAAAATGACTAAGTCTGCGCAAAGAAATATTGCAAAAGGAACAAAAAGACGTAAGCCAAAAGATCAAACTGCCGCAGCAACTACAGCATTAAAGAAGCTATCTCCAGAACAAATTGAGATGATAAAACAACAATTCGCAAGATAATATAACAAGGAAAAAATATGAAGTTATTTCAGATCGAAGAAAAGACAATAATCGATATCATTGTCAAAGATCGTGCAAGACAAGATGTTGGTGATGTCAGTTCATTAGCTAGCTCACTTAGTATGGTTGGACAATTATCTCCGATCTTAATTGATTCAAATAATGTACTAATTGATGGCTTACATCGTTTAGAAGCTTTAAAAAGTCTTGGTAAAGAGACAGTTGAGGCAAGAGTAGTTGATGGAATTAGTTCAGATGATCATACTCTGATTGAACTGCTTGCGAATATGGATCGTAAGGAATTTTTATGGCATGAAGAAATCGAACTTAAATATAAATTACATAATTTTTGGAAAGATGCTGCATCAGAAGAAGGAAAAAATTGGGGCTATCGAGAGACTGCTGCACGGTTGAGATGTAGTTTGGGAGGCTTATCAACTGATCTAGCTTTCGCTGAGGCAATGAAAGTGTTTCCAGATTTAAAACAACAAAGCACAAAAAGTCGTGCGAGAGAATTATATAAACAACTCGGTAATCAAGCTACTGCAATTCAACGCATGAGTAGCTTCAATGATGAAGAAAAAGAACGATTGCTTGCACTTCAGTCAGGTAACATTGATATTCCAATCAAAAATACTATATCACAACCTTCATCAGATGCGACAAACAAAGCACGAAATAAAGTTGATCAACTTGAGGATGATCAGCAAGAAGATGATTTTACAAGTATCAGTGAAAATTCAAAAATTCAAGTAATCTATGTAGCTGAAAATTATAAAACTTTCTTAGATAAAATCCCTGATAATTCGGTTGGCATGGTTGAGCTTGACCCTCCATACGCAATTAATTTTAATGAAAATTATGGTAAAGCATCAAAAATTGAAAGTAAAGCAACTGATTGGGATGAAAAAGAACTTTATAATTTTTATTTTAATTACTTGCCTTTAATACATCAGAAAATGCTTAATGGTAGTTGGGTTTTATGCTGGACTGGTAAAGAACATTTTCCAGAGATCACAAAAATTGCACAAGATATAGGATTTATTGTACAAGCTCCTGGAGCTTGGATCAAAAAAGGTGGAAGTACAAACCAGCCAAAGCGTAACATGGTTAGCAATTGGGAAATGTATTTATTGTTTCGGAAAGGTGATGCTCAATTTAATGTAACGAGTTTGCAATCTGCTATTCAAATTACTACAGTATCTGGTAGTAATCGCATTCATCAATGGGAAAAACCAATTGAATTGTATGATCACTTCTTAAAAGCTCTTGGTAAGCCAGGATCAATATTTCTTAGCCCTTTTGCAGGATCAGGAAATTGTTTGATCAGCGCTGCTAAAGCTCAAATGGTTCCTATCGGATGTGATAAGAGTCAGAAATATATTCCTGAATTCTATGAACGATTGGAGAATTATCTTGGCATTTCTGCTACTGTAGATGGGATTTAATCATTTATGTTAATTGTAACAAAAAGATATCATAAATTATGCATGAAAAATTGTGGTAAACTTCTTTGGACAGATCAAGTATATTATAACTTATTGGCTTTAAAAAAATTTTGGCGTGCTCAAGGAATTAATAGACATTAAAATGAGGTTGATTATGACTGATTCTAAATATCATTCAGGACAAATTATGCTTGATGAAAAAGATAAAGTAATCAAGTGCTGTAGACATAAAAATTTAGTTCCTCTTGAATTTGGTATTGCTTCAAAAACCTGGCCAAATGGATATAAGGCTGCACCAAATTATAATTTTGCTATTAATATAATGGGAGCTAATGTTGTTAGAGTAAAAACTTATATTTGTCTTGATTGCATGATGGAAATTAAAGCTCCAGAACCAGATACACTGAAAAAAGATCGTTTATAAACTAATTTGGCATGGATTATACTGGGCATTATGTAAGCAGCGTGCCAACACCTGAAGAATGCTTAGAGGAGGTTGAGTAGATGGCCGGATTAATAGCGTATGCGCTCATTCAATACCATGTATTCACTTGGGAACCACCGCATATACAAGCGGAGCAGGTTAAGATAATTTACAAAGGATAGGATGTGTAAAATGTGTTCCATTGGATCAGGAGAATTTGCAAGTTTTACAATAGAGACGACACCGAAAGCTAGGAAAAACCATACATGTTGTGAGTGCGGATCAATAATAGTTCCAGGTCAGGTATACGAAAAGATAGTAGGCCTGTGGGATGAGTTTGCAACATACAAAACCTGTTCGTTTTGTGCTAGTGTAAGAAAAAAGGCATTGTCTGAACTTGATTTAAACTTAGACGAAGGAATTATTTTTGGCGAATTGTGGGAGTGCGTTGGAATGGATTACTATTCAGGAGAGAAATCATGAAAGAAAAAATTATTTTAGGAGTGGTAGTGACAATAGTAGTGATTGGTTTAATTCTTTGCGGCATGTACTTTATGCGGTTCTTTAGCGCAGCTACTCTACATACACAAGTGATAAAACCAAGACCTGGCATTGAGTGTGTTGTTGTTAGTGCTACTGACTCGACGTCTGTTGATTGTTGGAAGGAATTATGAAATATTGGTATGAATGCGACAACTGTGAAGACATGGAGCCACTAGACACAATAGTCAATGATGGGTGGTATTGTGAGTGTGGCGGTGCTATGAATCTGGTTAAAAAGGATCACTACGAAGAAGTGGAATATATAGAAAATTGCATGATCTGCATTAACAGGAACACTAATAAATGTTCTGATTGTAGATGGCAGTAACAAGCTAAAAAATCAAGAGGGGAAATATCAACCAATCTCATCAAGAGACAGCGCCTTTAGAAAGGATAAAATAATGATTATACCAAAGATAAAATCAACTTCTCAAGCACAAAAGAGTTCTTTTGATGCACTTGCTGTTGATTGTAATCCAACTGACAATATTAATACTGCTATGGTAGCTATAGTTGGTGATGCGCCCAGTGCAATTGATGTACTGCAATGCGAACCATTTAATGGGCCACCAGGAAGTCAGCTAAATCGAATTTGTGCTGCGGTTAGATTAGCAAGATATCAAATTTACTTGACAACTGCATGTAAAGCTGAATTACCTAAAGGTAATACTAGCCGTTTGTGGACTGAGAAAGGTTTTCGCCATCCTGATTGGGGAATACTACAACAAAGGCTTATTGATGAACTTGCAGAATTTAAAGGCAAAATGATTATGCTACTTGGGCCAACTGCAATGAGATTGCTTCTTGATGAGCCAAAATTTAATTCTATTCAGAGTTATCGTGGATCATTTTATTATGCTGATCAATTTCCTCATTTAAGAGAAAAATTAGCAGGTAAAATAATTGGTATATCTTACCATCCATCCTTTACTTTATTTTCTGGTAAACCAATTCATTTTTACACAATGGTTGCTGATTTTAGTAAAATGCTCAAAATCATTGATGATCCAGAACTCTTGCAAGATAATACAGAAATAGTTATCAAACCTTCATTTGAACCTGTAATGCAATTTTATGAGTTAATTAAAACAAAACAGTATGTTAGTTTTGATATTGAGGCTACACCAGAATTCATTACTTGTTTTTCCCTTGCAATATATGATGATAATAAAATCAAGAGCATGTCAGTTCCTTTAATGGATAACTATGGTAGTTATTGGTCAACTGAAGAAGAGGTTAAAATCTGGCGTGGATTAGCTGAGATTCTTGGTGATTCAGACATTCGTAAAATTATGCAAAATGGAATGTTTGATATAATGTTTACGCTTCGTACAATGGGAATTAAAACTGATAATTTCTATTTTGATACAATGCTTGCTCAACATATTTGTTATACAGAACTTCCTAAAGGTCTTGATTATTTAACTTCAGCATATACTTATTATCCTGCTTATAAAGATGAAGGAAAACAAAAGCATCAAGCAGTAATCAAAGATTGGAATCAATATTGGCAATACAATGCAAAAGATGCTGCTTATTTATTACCTATTTCAGAACAGCTTATCAAAGAATTAGAAGATTTTGATTCTACTGATGCTATGGAATATACCATGGATTTGCATAAACCATTGATTGAAATGGAGTTCAATGGTATATTAACAGATACAGAAGGAATCAAAAAAGCCAAACTTGATTATGAAGAAAAAATTGAATCTTTGCAAGCTGAGCTGAACGAAATTGCTGGAAAAGAAATTAATGTAAACTCTAGTAAACAAATGATTGCTTATTTTTATGGTATCTGTATGATCAAGCCATATATTAATCGGCAATCTGGAAACGCTACTTGTGGATCTGTTGCTCTTCATCGTATAGCCAAAAAGAATGTTAAAGGTTCTGAAGAAGCAAAGATTATTCTTAAGTTAAGAAAATATCAAAAACTTGTATCAACATATTTTAATATTGATGTTGATGAAGATAAAAAATTACGTTGCCATCACAAGATATCTGGTACTGTGTCTGGAAGAATTGCTACAGAAGGTACATACTTTGGTACAGGAGCAAACTTACAAAACCAACCATATGCTTTTAAACATTATTTGATTCCTGACCCTGATTGGTTGCTTTGTGAGTGTGATCTTGCTAAAGCTGAAGCACATGTCGTTGCTTATCTAAGTCAAGATACTAACATGATTGAATCATTTCTTTCTGGTGTTGATATTCATTCATTTAATGCAAGTAAAATCTTCAATATTCCTATTGAGCAAGTTATGGAAGAAGCAAAGAAAAATAAAGGTGGATTTACTATGCGTGATATGGGCAAACGAATTGTCCATGCAAGTAACTATGCAATGGGGCCACAAACTTTTTCAGACAATCTTGCTAAAGAAGAAATATTCAAAAGTCAGGCAGAGTGTAAACAACTATTGAATAGATATTCTGATCGTTTTCCTGGTCTCAAGCGGTGGCATCGCTCTATTGAGGATGAAGTACAAGCAACTCGAATTCTTTATAACTTGTTTGGACGGCCTAGACGATTTCTTGCTCCAATGAATGCAGCATTATTTAGAAATGCTTATAGTTATAAACCGCAATCAACTGTAGCTGAACTGCTTAATAAAGGCATGATTAAAATGTCAAATGATCAACGATTAGGTAAAGATGGTTTTGATATTCGTATGCTGACTACCGTACATGATTCAGTGATTTTTCAATTTCATAAAAGTCAAATACAAAATCTATCTCAAATTTTAATGATTGTTCGAGATCATATGACACATACTTTTACCTATAAAGGCAAGAGTTTTACTATAGGACTAGATGCTAAAATAGGAACTCAATGGGCAGGTAACACGGTAGAGATAACTGACTTTAGCCAATCGGTAATCGATGAAGCAATCAAGAAAATACTTTAATAAGGAAATGCATAATGACTGATAATCAAAAATCAATTTTACATGGCCTAACTAATGAAATAGTTGCTGCTTTAAATTCTTGTGAACATTATCGTTGGGAGCAAGGTGGCGATCCAGATAAAATAGAAACACATATAAAAAGTTATGAAAAGAGAGTACTTACTTTACGTGCTATTCGAGAACGACTTGAGAATGAGTTTACTATTATCCATTATGATCCTCGATAAAAAGGCGGATTAAAAAATGTCACGACAATTAAGCGATTGGCTTGAAAATTATATGAAGTACACTCAGAGGAGTGAATCACCTGATCTATATCATTTATGGTGTGGCTTGACTGCAATTAGCACTGCATTAAGAAGAAAATGTTATTGTGATTGGGGGCCATTACGTGGAAATGTTTATCCGAATTTATTCGTTGCTTTGGTTGGCCCTCCTGGAGGAAGAAAAGGTACAGCAATGCGTCCAGCAAAAAATTTCATTCAACAACTTGATGTTACTTTAGGAGCTGATTCATTGGGAAGTACTCAAGCGCTATACAAAGAACTTATGGATAGTGAGGATAGTTTTGTTGATGTTAATGGAATGACTAAGAAGCATAAGAGTGTTTCTATCTGGGCTGAAGAATTTCAAGTCTTTCTTTCTGATAGAGATCAAATGCTTCTTTCATCATTGACTGATTTATTTGATTGCGCTGATTCATGGAAATACAAAACTTTAGCAAGAAAAACAGAAGATATATCGAATTGTTGGATTACAATTATTGGAGCAATTACTCCTAGTTTGCTTCAATCAAAATTAACTCAAGATGCCGTAGGAGGTGGCTTAATTTCAAGAATTATTTTTGTTGTAGGACAAGGCCCAAAACATCGAAAAGCTTTGCAATATTTGACAGAAGAAGAGATGGATATTCAGAAAAAATTAGGGGAAGATTTACAAGAAATTGCAAATTTATCTGGGCAATTTATTTTAAGTAAAGATTTTTTAAAGGCATATGTTCGTTGGTACGAGCAAGAATATGATGAGACAGGTGTACCGAATGATAAATTTTTAGGTTATAATCATCGACGTCCACTTCATATCAACAAGGTATGCATGTTAGTTTCTGCCGCTGAATCAAATGAAATGATTATTACAGAAAAACATTTTGAAAAAGCATTAGCAATTATGCAAGTAACCGAACAAGAAATGCCAAATGCTTTTTATGGTTTAGGACTTAGCAGCCAAGCGGATGTATATGCTAAAATCTTATCATTTATTGAAGAAAGAGATTCTTTTGATTGGATGGAATTTGTAAGAACATTTCATTTAGATGTAGAAAATATACCCCAACTTAGAGGATATCTTGAAATGGCAGAACAATCAGGTATAATTAAGGCAGAGACATCTGCAACTTCTTCAAGGTATATTAACTTACAAACAAAAGCTAAATCAGTTGATCCAGAATACTTGAACAAAACAGTTTTTAGATTAATGGATCGAAACTTAACTTAAGATTAAGGAGTCTTAAAAATGTCACCAGAAGATAAGCAAGCATTATTGGATATTATCTGGATTATGCTTATTATTTTTGCAGGGTATCTTATATTTAGATAATTAAAGGAGCTATTATGTTTAATGAAGAAACAAAAGTATTGTTATTTGATGTAGAAACGTCAGGATTTATTTCAAAGAAAATTCCTGCAAATGATCCAGAGCAAGCATGGGCAGTCCAAGTTGGTGCAATCTTATCTACGCAGAACGAAGATCTTGACAAAATAAATCATATAATTCAAGCGAATGGTCGTGAAATGAATTATCATGCACAAAAAATACATGGTATTTCAATAGAGCAATCAGAGACAGAAGGTCTTCCAGAAATAGAAGTAGCAGAAAAGTTTGGTTTATTGCTTCGTCAAGCTGATATGATTGTGTGTCATAACTTTGATTTTGATTGGGCGTTTGTTTATCAAATGCTTGAGCGTAACATAGATGATTTATCAGACGAAGCTCGATCAGCATTTTATCTTGACTTGCCATCTTTTTGTACAATGAAAAGTAAAGAAGTAAAGCAACATGTTAAAGCTCGAAATGTAAAAGGAGCTATTAAATGGCCAAAGCTTATCGAGTTGCATGAGAAATTATTTGGAGAAGGTTTTGCAGATGCTCATGATGCTTTTGCAGATATTACTGCAACTAAGAATTGTTTCTTTGAATTAATAAAGCAAGAAATTATTACAATTGAATTTTAATTAAAGGAGGTGATTATTATTATTACTAAACATCGACATCGGCGTTAGCCAAGTAAGTAATTAACAGCTTCTGTGTGAAGCGTCCCCGCAGAGATAACCTAACTATAATAGACATCGAAGGGGAAATAAATTAAAAGGACTTTCAGCATTAAGTTCTGTTAGTCCTTTTAATTTATCTTTGGAAAAACAATAACTTGACGTTCAACAATGAACAATCAGTCGAGAGATTTTAAAATGATTACAGTCACGAATCAAGAATTTTTATTTGCTATCTTTAAAGAAAATTTTATTTGGGCGCATGTAACAGATTTTTTTCATGATCCAGGTTGTGAGTTTACTGATGTCAGTAGAAAAGCATGGTTAGGAAATCATTACATTAATTATTTTTTAAAAGATTATGCAAATCAATATTTTACCATTAGTCTATTTCATCCAACAAAAGATAATCAAGCTCGTAGAAGAAAAGAACTTTTTAAAGCAACTTATTGTATAGTTATTGATGATGTTGGAGAAAAAATCAATCCTGCATTATTATTTGATAAACCAGCGCCAAGTTGGATTTTAGAAACTTCTCCAGGCAGTCAACAGTGGGGGTATATATTAGATACTCCTTGCAAAGATCGATTAAAAATAGAAATTCTTTTAAAAGGTTTGGTTGCAACTATTTGTCCAGATGGTATTGATAGCGGTATGTTGGGCGTTACAAGATATGTTCGATTGCCTGAAGGCTGGAATACCAAAGAAAAAAAAGTTGCTTTAAATAACGGACAGCTTTTCAAGTGCCGAATGATTTTATGGCAACCAGAAACAAATATTAATCTTGATTCTTTTGCACAAGAATTTAATTTAGATCTGACACAGCAAATTAAGCAAAAAATCATTGATGATGATCTTCCAATAATTAGTCATGAGGAACATCCTATTTGGCACTTACTTACTTCGAAAGAACATCTTGGAGAGAATAAATTCTCAATTAGTTGTCCTTGGCAAAATGAACATACAAATCAAGAAGATACAGGAACACTTCTTTATATTCATAATAATGGCAGATTAGGTTTTAAATGTCATCATGGACATTGTGCTCAAAAGACCAGTCAAGATTTATTTAATTGGATTAATGAATATCCTGCTGTAATGGCTTTGTATAAAGAATATTGTTTAAATATTCAAAAACAAAATCTGGTTAAACCATGTCCAATTAAAATCGGAGAGAAAAATAATGGAAATACAAATTAAACATAATAATCTTGATTGGATATTTATTATTGATGATTTTGAATATATTCCAGAAGAAAAAGAAACTGGTCCTACATACAGTTCTGGCGGTGAGCCTGGTTTTCCTGAAATGATTGAGATAAATGAATATCATTTAGAACTTGCTCCAAAAATATTTTGCAAAAAATTAACATGTCAAATTAATACCCAGTTACAAGAAAGTGATAAGTTAGCAAATTACATACTTGCTTTTTATGAAGATATCATTTATGAAAAAGCACTTGAAACATATAACGAGGATGAAGATTATTATGATTTACCGTGACAATAGTAGTAGAAAAGTTTATAATGTTGATTTTGATGGAACACTTACTACAGGTGATTCTTATGAAATTCTTCGTCCTGATAACGAAATGATTACTAGAGTGCAGGAACTTTACTTTGCTGGCAATATAATTATTATTTGGTCAGCTCGACTATGGTCAGATGCTTCAAAGATTGCTAGTTGGTTAATTCAGTATCATGTTCCTTTTCACGGCATAATGCTTGGTAAAGGTGGCAGTGATTGTTATATAGATGATAAAGCTATTCATTCACATGATTTTATTAAAGGAGAATAAAAAATGAAAGTAATCAAACTTGACGAAGCAGGATTTAATGCAGCACTGTATGGATTTAGTCTTTCTTATCGTAAAGCAGGAATAAGTATGGATGAGTGGTGGACTGAAGAAAGAAAAGAAAAGACATATAAAGCAGCACTTGCAAATTCATCCCGCGATAAAGGACATAATAAATTTCTTGAGCATATTCAAGTATGGTTCTCTATTGAAGCAACTCTTGAATGGTGGAAACAATTTGATACTTATCGCATTGGTGTAAGTAAACAATCAGCTTCAACAATGCATACACTTGATAAAACACCTATAGTGCCCGCACATTTAGATCTTAAAGCCGAAGAATTTAAATCTACTTATGATATGCAAATATATCTTAACTACCTTACAATGCTTGATTATCAGGAACCCAGGATAAAATCAAAAGCATTGCCACAAGGATATTTGCAGGAGCGAGAAGTAAACTTAAATTACAAGGTAATCAGGCATATTTCTTTGCAAAGACTTAATCATCGGATTGCTGATTGGCAAACATTTTTAAAGGAAGTATTTGATCAACTTGATCATCCTGAGTTTATTTAATATTATTGCAAAGGAGTTATGTTTACTATGTATAAAGGAATACCCGACAAGAAAACAAGTTATGCTTTATATGAAGCTGGTGAATTTGGAAACCAATTGCGTAACTGGCATAACTATAATGCTTTATGCAAATCTGATTTTTGTGGCAATGTTACAATGCGATATGCTGATAAAACAAACAAATGGTGTGCATATAATATTGCAAGAAACGATGTATGTTCTTTAATAACTCAATGGGTTAATGAAGGCGCTGATATGTACAAAGTCAAGTTTAATGAATCAGCTCCCGATGATCATTTACTTATTCAAGGAGAGATTCAAGAACTTGCTGGTAAAAAATATATATTAAGCTACTCAACAGAAAAAACCAATATGCGCAAAGCAATGGAGCATCCAGAAAGTTTGATTGGCAACGAAGCTATTTTCTTATTGCAAAAATATTTTTCAAAAGAAAGTATGAGAAATCTTAAAAGATTATTCGCTACTTACCCTTTGGCAATAGTTGAGTTTAGTACATACGATCATATTCTAGGAAATGTACCAGAAAATAATACAATTTTTTGGGAGGTTAGAAATTATTGATTATGGCTGATACAAAAAATAATGATATTGAAGATTGTAAAAGACATTGCATAACATTACGTAATGGTGATAATTTTTATTTTATGCTAGGTGAAAATTTCATTCAATGCTGCCCTCCTTACGAGAACAGACCAGAAAATCTTGAAACAAGAATGTTATTAGATGATTTTTGTGCGGCTGTTACTCGTGCTATGGGCGGCAGTAATGACTAAATAAAATAAGGCAGGATAGATTTTACTTAACTTATCCTGCCTTACTTGTTACTTAATTAGACCTTTTGATAGTTCAAAATATCTTTCATAAAACATTTCACGTTGATTTTCTAATTGACCTAATCGTTTCACTACATTAGGAGTTTGTTCAAGTTTTTCAAGTTTATTAATGGTAGCTTTATTTCCATTAAGCATTTTTTGAAAATTCTGATATAACATCATTTGCTTAAAATCATCTGGATTAGACTGAAAGAATAATCTTTTATCAGTTGCTTTATCAGCCTTCTCTTTAAACTTTCTTACTTCTTTTCCTACCTTTTTAAAGTCTTGTTCTTCCTGAGTCTGCTTAAATTCCGCTCCTCTTCCATAATGCCAATAAGCCAATTTACCTACAAAGGGAATTGATTCAAGTGATCTTAGCCCTTCTGCAATATCGCCAGTAACAATTCTTTCTTTGATATCAGAGCCTGCTGCATTAATGAATTTAAATGGAGGAAGTATTTTCTGTGCTGTAGCTGATCCAATACCTTCCTGAGTTATCTCTGCTCGCATGTAGCGAGAAGCGCCTCCAAGAGTTAAAAAGTTTTCGATAACATTATCTTTGAAACTTGTTTCTTTTCCTAAAACAAAATCTTTAAGTTCATCAGCACCAGCATTAGCGAGTGTCAGCATCATTAAAAGTTTTGACATATTGCCAAGACCAGTCATAATTCTTTTAGGATCGCCGCTAGAAAGTTCATGAAATACCTCTCGCCTAAACACATCCATTTGTTTCAATGTATATGTTTTTAACATATATAAGACTCTACCATTACCACCTTTCAAATAATACTCAGGCATTTCACTTAATGCAGCTGGCTGAAAATCAAGCAACTTAGAATAAAGCAACAGTTTAACATTAGGTGAATGAACATCTGCAGCCAAGTCTTTTATTACTTGTTTAGTTTCTTTACCAAACATTGGTCTGATTTGTTTCTCAAGAGTTTTCATACCATAATCAGTTTTGATTTGCTCTTGAAAATTCATTAAAGCATTATTGATTAAAGTCTCTTTACCAATAGAATCCATTTTAGTAAGTCCAACTTTATTAAAAACAAAACTAACAGCATTACCAAGAGTAGTTCCATCAGCAAACTCTTGAGCAATCCTTTCAATGCCTAAATCTTCTTTAGTTACTTTTGATTTATTCAATGCAGCATTAATAAGATTCTTTGTAGTATTGGCAAAACCTTTTGGTGTCCAGGCTTTACCAACATAAGCTGCCCAAGCAAGATCACCAATCTGTGTTAACGCTGATATTAGATTGCCCATAACATCAATACAAGCAAGATTCTTATATGCATTGACAACACCAGTTGTCCCATGTTCCTTAAAACGAGCTTCTAAAATCTCACGAACAATTCGCTCATCTTTTTTATGCAACTGTCCAGTGATCATTAATTCGGAAATATAAGCACCAATGTTTTCTGTATAATCTCGTTGATTTTTATATTTATCTAAGGCAGCTTCGTGAAGTGTAATACTATCATTAAGTTCATTAATCCTGTCTTGATCTTGTTCTGGATTAAGTTTATCTCTCAAAACTTGTGCTTTAGTAATTGAATTTTTATGTGCTTGAATCTTCGGTGGAATCTTACCAAAGAATTTTCGAGCCTCGATCTTCTTTGTCATTGAATAAATATATTGCCTCAGTGCAGCATCAGAATTCATATAGAATTTTTCATATTCTTTTGGAATTGTTTCAAATACCCTCCCTTGAATATTACCAGGGCCACCAAGTCCAGTACCTCGACCTAAGATCATGCTACTAATGATATCAGCAGTAACTTCAGGAAAATCTTGTTGTAACTCTTCGATACTGATTCCCATCTTTGTAGCTTTTGCCTTGAGTGCATCAGTAAATTCAGGGCGTTCAGAAAGTCCTTGAGTTGCTTGCAAGAAACCTTCTTGATCTTTGATTATGCGTGGCCAGTATTCATCAATAAATCCAACATCATATCCAACGTCAATAGCTTGCTGTCTAAGACTATTCATAACATCACGAAGTTTTTCCTGATCTTCCAACATTCCATACTTCGTAGCTATATTATTGATCTTTACTGTATCACCTTGCTTTCTAGCTAAGTCCCATGCATGCTTATCAGCAGGTGACATTTCTTTAGTCTTGTCAAGCAGTGGTTTCGCCGTGCGTAATGCACTAATAATTCTTTGAGAAGTATCAAAGTCAAGCTTACGCATCTTATCACGAAGCATTGGATTTGCATTAGCTAATCGAGTTGATATTGATCCAGTTAATTTATCCGCAAGTAACTTCAGTTCATGTGCACGTATACCTGTGATTTGCTTAATGTTTTGTAATAGATTAGTTTTCTCTTTGAAACTTTCCTCATATTGTTTATCAGAAAGTTTTTGCTCAGTAGCTATTTCAGCAGTCTGAAAATAAACATTAGAAGGATCAACCCATTCACCTTGATTGTAAATACTTTTCGCCTGACCTGATTCAAATGCAACAACATAAGGAGTATTTCCAGTTTCGATAACTATAGAATCATATCCCTGCGCTTTAAGCTGCTCTTGATACGCCGCTGATTCCTGTGGTGACTTAAAAGACTGTGATTCTTGCAAAGACATCTTATAAGGCTTCTCAAGTCTTAAATAAACTGGCATTTGATGCTGACCATAACTTTTTGCTAGGTTGCGATTAAGCGTAAAAAAATGTCCAAGATCAGCAGTCATATGACGAGATGCTGCTGGATGTTCTTTACTAAATTCCTCAAAGACTTCATCAGTGCCATGATAAAAAACGATTGGCTCGCCTTGTTTATTTTTTGCTACTGATCTTCCAAACCAATTATCAAATTCTTTTGTCTTTGTATCAGTTTTCTTATTAATCAATCCGGCAAGCACTTGCTTAGATACAGGAATGTTATCAATATTGAACATTGGCATCCCTTCACGCAATGCTTTATCACGCATCCGATCAGTTATTGGTAAACTTAAGAATTGCTCTGCCTTAACCTCATAACCATCATGATAATGCTTTTTAGTTAATGGGTTATACTCACCTTGAGGAATATCACTGACTTCAACTTTAGCTTTGTCCCACTGCCCTCGGTTAAATTCTTTATTCAACATTTGAGGCAGCATCTTGTCGTAGAAACCTTTCATGCCTTCAAGTCTATTGATTTGATCTAAGGGATCACCACCTTGATAACGCTCGGCTTGTTGCTTGCCAGTTGTCCACGCAATCTTATCAAAACCATTCTCAGCTGCATATCGAACCATTCGCTTCATCGCGAGCATTGGCCATGCTTTTTTGAATGGGGCGTCAGGAACTTTACCATCATCTTTTGTATTATATGCTCCATAAACAGTATTAGGATCTTTATCAGTAGCAATATGATTATCAAAAAATTCTTGTTTAGTTAATGATTTTCCAAAATACATCCCTGATCTACTTCTAGGTTCTCCTTTCATTCTATGAAAAAGTACAGGTTGATTAATTGGAATATTATTATTTTCTCTATACTCAATAGCATTTTCTAAAGCCCATTTAGCCATTGAATCATTTTCAGCTAATTTTTTTACTTCGTCAATTGAAAGTTCTTCAATTATAACATCATCATAAGTGAGTTTATTTCCAGTTTGATATCCTTCCTTCCTACCTTTTTGATGCCAATCACTTTGAATCTCTTCAACAAATAAAACTTTATTACCTTCTGAATCTGTTCGTTCATTGAACCGGATGTGCGTTAAGATGTTAGGCTCATCCCAATGACCAGACTTATAATTATTAGGTTTTACATCACGAAGCTGTTGTAATTCTTCATTAGTTAAATCCATAAAAGATTTACCAAACATTGTCTGAGCTTCTTGATCTAGAGAATTTTCTTTTGTTGGAAGAGTTAGTAATAGCTCTTTATAGTTTTTACTTCCTGGGAGTTGGTATTCGCCATATATAATTCCTTCAGCATTATTAAAGTCTGTTAGTAATTGTTGAACTTCTTTTGGAGTATCAAAAAAACTTACATCATTTCCTTCTTTATCAAAGATAGCAAAATCACCATAATCATCTTCAACATAATATCCATAAGGATTTAATTGTTTGTTCAAATTATCTAAATTATCTTGAATATCTCGTTTAATAACTTCTTCAAGCTGAACATTATTTTCCTGAATAAACTTTAACAAATCATCTTTAGTAACTTTACCTTGCTGATCAGCCAACCAATCCTCAAGACCAATCCAATCAAGCTCTTCCTGCTTAACTCCAGGATACTTCTTGATCATTCCTTTCCACTGATCAGGTGTAGCAATCTTCTGTTTAAACCCAGTCACAGCATTCTCAAGAGATGAATACCATTGCTTAGCAATAACCTCATTCTGAGGAACAGTAGTATTAATAGTCTGTCCATTTACCTGACGTTCATATATCTTACCACTTTCTACCTCACGAGCTAAACCACTTACTGATTGCTTGCCAAAACTCAGCAATTGATTAAAAAAGTCCATCACTCGTTGAATAACTTTCCCGAATGGAGTATTACGATATTGCTCTCTATTCACCATAATCTGAGCGAACATATTCGCACGATTCTCAACCATTCGCTGCTTAGGATCTTCATGAGTACTCAAAGCAAAATCTAGCTTATTAGCTTTACGAAGTTTATTAAACTCACGATTAAGCATGGCATCATCAGCTGGAGTAATCATACCAAGATTATCAAGCACATGCTTATTTTCATGCCATAAGGTTTTGTTATCTGCAAAGTTTTCATCAAGCAGAATATTAGAATCAAGGGTAATTCCTAAGATTCTACCT